AAGGTCACGCTGGGTTAAAGGAGGGCTGAACATGGCTGTGAACAATACCGCAAAGAAGTATTCCGGCATGGAGTTCCCGCTGGCTATGAAGCGGCAGGACGCTTTCGCCCTTGACCCTACCTGCGTGTGGCCGTCTATGGCTGACGCGCAGAACTATGCGAAGACGAACCCGACCGCCTACATCGGTCAGGTCCTCTCCGTGGTCGTGGACGGGGTTGCCACCTCGTACACCATCCAGAATGCCGCCGGTGATCTCGCCCCGCTGGGCGCTGCATCGGTTGACATCGCAACCGATTCTGAGGTGAGCGAAATGCTGAGTGAAGTATTTTCCACCGATAACGCCTGATAACGATATGGAGGAATGAACGATATGGCATACAATGAGGAAAAGCTGGCCCGCCTGAAGCACCTGAAGCAGCTCGCACAGAAAGCTAAGGCCGAGAGCGACGCTGTTGCTACTCGTGTTAAGGCTCTGGAAGATGCTGGCGCACAGGCCAACGTGCTGGAGACCATTAAGGTCAACGGCGTGGTGCAGAACATCGAGGATAAGGCTGTGGACATCAAGGTTCCCGGCTACACTGTGGAGAAGTCTGAGAAGTCCGGCGACTATGCTGCTGTCTACCAGCTCATGAAGGATGGCGTTGCCGTTGGCGCGGCTATCAACATTCCGAAGGATATGGTGGTTAAGTCTGGCTCTGTTGTGACCAACCCCACCGGCCAGCCCAAAGGCACTTATATCAAGCTGGTTCTGGCAAATGCCACCAGCGACACCCTGTACATTGATGTCGGCGGCCTGATCGAGTACGTTACCTCCGGCTCTGCTGCGGGTGATATGGTTGTCATCGCCATTGATGAGCAGACTCATAAGGTCACCGCATCTATCACCGACGGCGCAATCACTAAGGCAAAGCTGGAGACCGAGGTGCAGACCGCCCTGAACAAGTCCCATGAGCACGCTAACAAGGCACTGCTGGACACCTACGACCAGACCAACGCCAACATCAAGGATGCCGTCAGCAAGAAGCACTCTCACGCCAATGCGGCCGAGCTGGACAAGATCGCTACCGGCGATAAGGAAAAGTGGGACGCCACCTCCACCAAGGTTGAAGGTATTGCTGAGGGCGCTACCAAGGTCGAGGCCAGCACCACCGAAGGCAATATTAAGATCAATGGCGTGGAGACCGCGGTCGTTACCATCGCCACCGACGCTGAGGTCACTGAGATGCTGACCGAGGTCTTTGGCGCAACCGCCTGATAACCCATAAGTAAGAATGCAGCGGCAGGGGAATGGACTCCTGCCGCTGTTGTTTTTGGAAAGGAAAGCGAACATGAGCGACAAACTCAACACGCTTGAAGCGCTTAGGCTTGCTTCTCTGAAGGCAAAGGGTTACACGGCAGAACAGATTGCAGAGTTGTCTTCTGCGATGGAAGACATCATCAAGGACATCAACGATTCACTGAAGACCTGCGAAGCTCATGTACAGTCGGCTCATGCTCCTGCCACTGCGGAAGAAAACGTCATCGTTAGCATCCAGAGGAATGGGCAGGCTATCCCTCCCGACAACAAAGTCGTGAACATCGAGGTTCCGACCAAGACCTCTGCGCTGGAGAACGACTCCGGCTATGCCACGACGGAAGATGTTGAGGAAAAGGTCAACGGGGCCGGGCATCTGAAAGCCGTCCCTGTCGATGCTCTCCCTGCGCCCAGTGAGGCAAACGCTGACACCATTTATTTCCTTCGTAAGAACAACAGTGAAGCTGGGAAGCAGTACAGAGCGTACAAGCTCATCCACGGCATCTTTGAGATCGTTGGCTCTGCCGAGGTCGATCTCACGGGCTATGTTCAGCAGAAAACCGTGGAAAAGGCCGATGATAGCATCATCAAGAGCATCTACAGCAGCATGATCTCGCCTGCCGAAAAGTATCTGGGAAGCGGGAACCTTTTGCTGTTCTGGACGATGCTGAGGGAACTGCTCAACGGTCATGAGTCCAACATCAATGACCTGCTGGCCCGCGTGAAGTTGCTGGAGCTGATTCTGAGCGCTGATGTTACCGGCAATCCATACTATGTCACCTTTAACACCCTGACAGATGTTGTCGTGTCCAGCGGTATTTGGAATGAGGCCGATGGACGCATTGAGTTTTAACAGGAAGGAGGGAGCGCAATGCACATACCTGAAGATGAGGCCGAACGTCGGCGCTTAAATGAGCGGGGACGCGAAATCCTGCGGCGAAAGAACGGCGCTGTGCGTCCGCATCGTGAGGATGGCTATGTGAACCTCCTGAACAAGTACGGAACCAAGCAGGATAACTCCGAGGCGTACAAGTTTGAGCGGGAGCCGGTCATTCCTGATATGCAGCTCACTGGGCTGTATGAGGGCAACGGTCTGTTCTCCAAAATCATTGATACGCCTGCCGAGGAAGCACTGAAACATGGCTTCGACCTGAACCTGAAAAGCGATGAGGTGAATGCCTTTGTGGAAGACGCTCTGGATGATCTCGAGTGGGAGGAGAAGGCCGCCACCGCCATCAAGTGGGCGCGACTCTACGGCGGCGCTCTTATCGTCATGCTGATCGACGATGGGCGCGGGCTGGAAGAGGCTGTTGACTGGGAACATATCCGCAGCATTGATGAGCTGCGCGTCTATGAGCGCTCCATCGTGCAGCCCGATTCCTCCAGCCTGTACCAGCAGGATTACGGCGGGAAGGGTGTGGGGAACCGGGTGTCCAAGTTCGGACAGCCGGAATATTACTATGTTTCCAGCATCTACGGTTCCTTCAAGGTTCATGAGAGCCGCTGTCTGGTGTTCCGCAATGGCGTTCTGCCGGAGCAGACCTCCAATGCAACCTACCTGTTCTGGGGGATGCCGGAGTACGTCCGCATCCGCAGGGCACTGAGGGAAACCGTGACCGCCCACACCGACAGCGTAAAGCTGCTGGAGCGGAGCGTGCAGGCAATCTACAGCATGAAAGGGCTTGCC